AAGGTCGTGCTAAATATAATGCGGCTACTGGCTCGAATCTAAAAGCTCCGCAACCACAAGGTGGCGCTCGTAAACGTTCATTTTGTGCTCGGATGTCTGGTATGCCTGGACCTATGAAAGATGAAAATGGTAAGCCTACAAGAAAGGCCGCCTCCTTAAAGAGGTGGAAATGCTAAACATGATGGAACTTTGGACTGGCGGGCTAACCATATTTATGGCACTAATTGGCTATATCATGCACGAAAAGTTCAATGACTTAAAACGTATTGATATTTTGTTAAACAAAACAAGAGAAGAGGTAGCACGTGATAACGTTACTAAAGCAGAAGTTGACCGGATTGTTGAACATATGGACGCAAGGTTTAACAAACTTGAAAACAAAATTGACCAGCTTATTCAAAGGTAAGTGATGCCAAGCGTAAGCAAAAAACAACACAATTTCATGGCGGCTGTGGCTAATAACCCAAAGTTTGCCAAAAAAGCAGGTGTATCTTCCGCTGTAGGGAAGGAATTTTTAACTGCCGATAAAGGCAAAACTTTTAAAGAAGGTGGAACCATGAAAAAGATGAACCCAGGAATGATGGCTATGATGGCTAAAAAGAAACCCATGAAGATGAACGAAGGCGGTATGCCAATGGTCGAGAAGGACGGCAAGAAAGTTCCAGCGTTTGCTGCTGATGGCAAAGGCAAAATGGCTAAAGGCGGTATGGCTCATTCAGACATGGCTAAAGACAAGCCAATGATGAAAAAAGTAGCAGCCAAAGCCGTTAAAGGTCATGAGAAAAAGATGCATGGTATGGCTAAAGGCGGCGGCGTTGAAATTAAAGGTAAGACCAAAGGCACAATGATTAAGATGAAAAAAGGCGGAAGCTGCTAAATGCCAATTGAGCCTGTAGACCCTTCTAAAAAACCTGGTGGCGATGGGAGCGAGAAGTACACTCCCAAAGAAAAGCGCGGTCCTGGTGAGTTTGATAAAGCACTTGAAAAAGAGAAGGCTGAACGTGCTCGTGCTGAAATAAGCAAAATAGCAGAAGATCAGAAAGCAAAAGTTAAAGCCGAAAGCCCACGTACCTACACCGAAAGGCTACAGGATATGGGTAGATTACCTAGCGGTGGTAGTAGCGGCAGCATGGGCATTAATAAGCTAAGCAGTCGCGACCTAACCAAAAACAATAAAGCAGGCGGTATTGTGCGTTCTTCCGCCTCCAAACGCGCAGATGGTTGCGCAATTAAAGGCAAGACTAAAGGAAGAATGATTTAATGGATCTACTTAAACAAGGTGCACAAAACCTTAAAGCAATTGGATTTGGCGCAGCAATACCAGAAATACGTGATCGTGTTTTAGGCGTTGTTTCTGGCGAAACTAATAAATCCCAAGATGAAAAAATTAAAGCTCTAGAAGCTGAAGTAGCTGCTGGTAGAAAAACTAGAGAACAAGCCCAAATGGAAGCCACACAAAAAGCAAACCAAGGCATGAAAAAAGGCGGTAAAGTATCTTCTGCCTCTAAGCGCGCAGATGGCTGCGCTATTCGTGGAAAGACACGAGCATGAGAGCCTCTCGTGGGATGGGCGCCATAATGCCGTCTAAGATGGGCAAAGGGGTTAAGAAAGCCCGTAGAGATGATACTGACTTTACTCAATACAAAGAGGGCGGTACGGTTAATAAAGCTGGTAACTATACGAAACCTAGCTTGCGTAAGCGGATTGTTTCTCAGGTCAAGGCTGCTGCAACGCATGGTACTGGAGCGGGTCAATGGTCTGCTCGTAAAGCGCAGTTAGTAGCTAAGAAGTACAAAGCTGCTGGTGGAGGCTATAAGTGAAATGGTCAGACAAACGCAAAAAATCAATCAACTGCGACAGCCCGAAGGGGTTCTCGGAGAAAGCTCATTGCGCCAGCAAAAAGAAAATGGCTGGGGGTGGCTTAGCAAAATCACAGCAATCTTTAAAATCTTGGGGCGACCAAGAGTGGACAACCAAGTCAGGGAAGAAATCGTCCGAGACGGGGGAGCGATACCTGCCCAAGAAAGCGATACAAGCGTTAAGCCCAAGCGAGTACGCAGCAACAACACGAGCAAAACGAGCGGGAAAAGCCCAAGGCAAACAGTTCGTACCCCAGCCAGCAAAAGTAAAAGCAAAAGTAAAACCGTTTAGGAAGATATGAGCACAACAGGGACTACCGCTTTTAACCTGGACATGAACGACCTTATTGAGGAGGCGTTTGAGCGTTGCGGGTTAGAACTGCGTACTGGTTATGATTTCCGTACTGCACGGCGGTCTTTAAACATCCTGACGATTGAATGGGCTAACCGTGGCATTAACCTGTGGACAGTAGAACAGGGTCAGATTGTAATGAATACCCAGCAGGCTTTATATGCCCTGCCAATAGATACCATTGACATATTAGACGCAAGCACCCGTACTAATAACGGCAGTCAATCTAACCAGATAGACATCAATTTAAGCCGTATTAGTGAACCAACGTACATGACGATTCCCAACAAAAATACTACTGGACGTCCGGTTCAGATGTTTGTTAATCGTCAAAGCGGTGGTGTTGCAAGCATTCCGCAGACCACTTTAGTTGGTGGAATTAACTCTACAGATACCACAATTACGGTGGCAAACGCAGCCAATTTGCCTACACAAGGTTTTATAAACATTGATAGCGAGACTATTGCTTATCAAAATATTGTTGGAAATCAAATAGTTAACGCTTGGCGTGGTCAAAACGGCACTACGGCAGCCGCCCATTTAACAGGTGTCAACGTATTTAATAATCAACTTCCTTGCATCAATGTCTGGCCTACCCCAAACCCACCTGGAAATCAGTACACATTGGTGTATTACCGTATGCGCCGCATTCAAGACGGCGGCACTGGCGTACGTACACAAGATATTCCATTCCGGTTTATTCCATGTATGGTGGCTGGACTGGCGTATTACTTAAGCAGTAAGCTGCCTGGCGTTGATCCGGTTCGTGTGCCAATGTTAAAAGCAGAATATGAACAACAGTTTCAATTAGCATCGGAAGAGGATAGAGAGAAAGCATCTATTCGTTTTGTACCTCGTAACTTGTTTTATTCATAATGCCTAGTCAGTTTGCTTCTGGCAAATATGCAATTGCCGAATGTGACCGTTGTGGTCAGCGATATAAGCTAAAAGAGCTTAAAAAGTTGACGATTAAGACTAAGCAGGTCAGTATTAAAGTTTGTAAAGAGTGCTGGGAACCAGATCAACCGCAGTTACAATTAGGTATGTATCCAGTCAACGACCCGCAAGCTGTGCGGGAGCCGAGACCAGATGTAAGTTATCAAGTATCAGGTAACAGCGGTTTGCAGATTAATGGAACAAATGACACAACTATACAAGGTGTTGGGTTTCCTGAAGGTGGAAGTAGAATATTTCAATGGGGATGGAACCCTGTTGGTGGCGCTAGAGATGACGGTTTAACACCAAATGATTTGGCTCCATCTTGTTTAGTAGGTAGTGTAACAATAACGACAACTTAGGAGTAGAGCATGTATAAATCAGGCGCAGATGGCATAGCAAAAAAAGGCAAAACTGAGGGTAAAAACCTTGGTGATTCAGGTCCAAAAGTAATGGGTTTAAACTCAAAGCCAAAGATGGGCGGCAAAGACCAAAACGTCATGAAGAAAATTGGACGTAACCTTGCCAAAGTTCAGAATCAAGGTATGCGTAAATCCGCTGGAAGGGGTCGATAATGCCTAAATTTTCTAAAAAGGTAATGGGTAAAGAAGTTGGCGATGCCAAAGTCTATGCCGAGCCGCATACTATGGATGGCAAGCCATTAAAAATTAAAGACACTACGGGTGCTCAAGAAATGGCAAAAATGAATATCTCGGTTGACGGGGTTAGTAAAGGTAATGGCAAACCCGTAAATCAATACGGTAAGATTGAGATGCGTGGTGCTGGTGCAGCAACTAAAGGTCGTATGTCTAGCGGGAAGATGGGATGAATTACACGCAGTTAACTTCTGCTATTAAAGGCTTTGCTGAGAATGACTTCCCAGCAACAGTAGGTTCTTTTACTTCGGCTGAACAAATTGCCCGTTTTGTCCAATTGGCAGAACAAAGCGTCTTTAATACGGTGCAGATGCCTGCATTTCGTAGGAACCAAACTGGAAACGTAACTACTGGAAATAAGTATCTAGCCACTCCAACTGATTGGCTGGCTACGTTTAGCCTTGCGGTGATTAATGCGGCGAATGAGTACCACTACCTTTTAAACAAAGATGTGAACTTTATCCGTGAATCGTACCCAGATACGGACGCTACGTTCTATGGAGAGCCGCAGTATTACGCCATATTTGACGACAATACCTTTATTCTTGGGCCTACACCCGATGCAAACTATGCGGTAGAACTGCATTATTTCTACTACCCAGAGTCAATCGTCACCGCTGGCACAAGCTGGCTTGGAACTAACTTTGATTCCGTATTGTTATATGGCGCTTTATTAGAAGCGGCTAACTTTATGAAGTCAGATG